TTGTAATTCTTTTTGTTCTTGAAATTGTTGATATTGTAGCTCGGCGGCGCGATCAGCGGCTGCGGCTTGCGTACCTGCAGCTTGTTTTGAAGCTTTAGCGCCTGATACACCGCCTATAATAGACCCTGCGGCAGCTATTCCACCGCCAATAAGTGCTGCTGCACCTGCTGATATTCCAAAAGCCATATTATTCCTCTAATCTTTCTGCTGCTTGATTTGCAACAAGTTGTTTATTATCTATACCACCTAATAATTCAGACGCTTTAGATTCTGTCAATAGTTCAACAAGTTTATCTACATCTGTTTCATCTGTAGGAAAAAAATTAGTCCATACAGAATCTTCTAATGCGTATGCCGCATTCTTAGTACCAGGTTTAACAGTTAATATATGCGGTGCAGATATTTCTATTGTCCCTGATTCTGTCACTAATTGCAACCTTCCGCATGAAAGTATTGCTAAATTTTCAGTTTTATGTATAGCACCTGTTAAAACAGTGCCTTTTTTAATTGTTATTTCTCTAGCATAAATGCCTGGTGCAAAATAATGCTTAACAGGGCATTCCACTTGGGGTATATGTTTTAATGTTTCTTCAAGATTTTTTACTTTATCTTGCATTGAAACATTAGTTATATCATCCATTATGTTATTTCACGTCCATTAGATCTAATATTAATGGCAGTTGCAGCACTTGCAATCGTTGAAATAAACCCACTTGGTGCTAAAGCAGCGCCTACAATTTCAGGAAAAGTGTATGTTTCCGCAGGCTGTAAAGTCTTAGTTTTAACAATCAAGTTATCGTTGCCCGCTGACGTTGCTGCCGTTACTAAGTTAACGCTAATCGTTGCAGCTGTAGCGCTGTAATTAGTTGCCGTAAACTTATCTATAATCGTAGTCACACCCGTTGCTGTATATTGCGTCGATTGAGAATTCTCAGCTGTTTTAGCTGGAATTAAAACTTTTACAGTAACTGTCATAGTATTGCTCCTTAATTAATATTATTTGAAACTGTAAGAATAATAGACGGTATCCCTGGAACCGGTGCCGTCGCAGCAACAGCTAAAAGTTCTACACTTAAATCTGTTACCGAAAACATTATTTCTACATAATCCCCTGCTTTTAAATCAAAAAGATAATTTAACGCAGAAAAAATTTCCCCGTTATTACCTTGTACTCTAATTTGACTAGCGCTGTCAGTTACATCTACACCGTTAAGCCTAAACCAAATATAAAATTCAGCTATACCACCTGACGTTTTATCTAGTTGAATTGATATTTGATAATTATATACGCCTTCTGTATCTACGTATACACGTGATGTTGGCGAACCTATATAAACACCTTTACTTAAACTAGTTGAATTAAACGTAATAGCTTTAGCTGTATTAATAACAGTAGCTGTTTGCGTTGTTGTATCATAAAAAGAACCATATCTCGCTCTTTTTAAGCTTGGTATTACAGGCGGTGCAACCGCTAACGCTTGTACTTGTTTAGCTAATTCAGCTATTTGTGAATCTAAGCTAGATACTAACGCTTGTGTATTAACATTTGGGCCTTCTACATCAATAATAAACTGATCGATATTAGGTGGCCCTACTTGCAAATCTTCTAAACTTATTTGATTAGATCCGTCGCCTACTAAAACAAAAATATTATAAAAAAACCGATACCATACGGCAGACATTAAACCTGTACGCGGATCAATAACATCAACGCGGGGTGCTGGTATGTTAGTTATGTTTATCGTATTAGCCATTGGTTGGGCTTAACTCAAGTTCTGCGCCAATAATCGCTATTTTTACAGGGTCGGTACCTGATACTTCATACACGCGATCACGAAGCTTAGTCGTCATACCAAGACGACGCCATATTGTTCTAGTTCCATAATTACCTATTTTGCCCATTGATTTCCAATGTTCATTAGACCAAGTATGACCGCCATCATCAGACCAACGTAGCATCACTTGTGGGTCATATCCTGGCGCTGCAGGGTATGCGTTAGTAATTAAAGCATATCCGTTGGGATAAGGTTCAGGCCAATTTATAGTAACTAATGATTGAAATTGATCATTAGCTTCTGTTGTAATTTGATCACCTGATTCTGTAATTAAATAGCCTTGTACAAATTCAGCTACTATAATATCACCATCTTCGGTAGTTAAATCTTCTGAATCATACGCTGGATATAAATTTAATCCTACGCCTGTTTCTGCATCTAATTGTAATGAGTGTTGTGCGGTACGTTTAAGATTGTTTTGACCTGTAGGTAATGCGCGCCACGATCTTAACCATTTTTGTTCTGTGTTATAGTCAGCGTAAACATCTAAATTAAATTTATATATGTTTCCATTTTCATAATCACCTACTATAATATTGCCGCCAAAATTACATTGACAATTAGAACGATGACGTGCAAATTCTTCATTTTCCCATCCAGCACGTTGATGCCATGCTTGCGTAGCTACATCAAAAACCCAAGTAGCGTTACCTGTAGGAAAAGTTAAAACATAAAAGGCGTGTCCGTCTTGTTGATAGGTATAAGCTACAGCATCGGATATATTGCCATATTGTTGAATTTGCCATTCAATGGCGTGCGTTGAAATACGTTGGCCTGTATAGCCATTAGCACGATACACAATGCCTTGACCACGTGCATCCGTACCTAACCAAAATAATCCGTTATCTAATTTAGCAATAGAAAAAGGTGCGACGCAGCCAATTTCATTAAATGCGCCTTGTATTCGAGTTAAAGGAAAATCAGCTAACCCAGCGTTATACCAGACTTCAACAGAATCTGACCCAAAGACCCATAGCTCTCTATGATCAGATATAACACCTACAACGCCATCAGGTGAACCTTCAGCGCTTGCAAAGTCTAAAGGATCAATTTGTGTTCCATCTAAAAGACTTGTGACCCATATTCTTTGACTATTAGGTTGATTAAAAACAAAATAGGTATCTAAGTAACTAACAGTAACTGCGCCTGGAAAATCAGGGTCGGTAATTTCTTGGAATATATTAGTACTTTCGGTATAGATATAGCTTCTAGGGTTACAAGCAAAAAATATTTGATTACCATTATCAGCAATAGATACAGGCCCTGTACCTGATATAGTGCCTAATAAAATAGGAGTAGCATAAAGTCCTGTTAACTTATAAACCCTTTGACCTGATACTACATAAAAATCAGATCTATTAGTTTGATGCGCCCATAACCCACGAATAGGGCCAGTACCTACGGATTGTAAAAATTCTAATCCAGGCGCTCTATTCAAATAGCCAGCTTCTTTTCCGTCAATTAAAACTTCAGGAAACAGATTAACCATGCGGTTATCTGCAGCATTAACACTTCTAGCTACATAGGTTTGACCAAAAATGGGCGTTTTCATAAATTAAACGTATGAAGGATACCATTTGGTAGTCGTTACATCATAAATCATATCTAATGCTCTACTTACAACCGCAGTGCCTGCTACTGCAATATTACCTGCTGTAGTCCAAGTAAACGCACCTGTAGGAATTAAGGTAATTCTACCGCCACCAGATGCAATTGGTGTTGGTGCTGTAATAGTTACAACAGCTGCAGTGCCACTAATAAATACAATAGATGTAGTAGGTGCAATAGTTGCTGCTGAAGCAATTGTAGGCGCCGCAGCCGTTGTAGCAATTAAACCTGAATGCGTAATATTAGCTGAAACTGTAGTGCCAGTAAAAGTAGGCGATGCAGATAATACAACGTTTCCGGTGCCTGTTGAAGTTGTAACACCTGTGCCACCGTTAAGAACAGGTAGAGTACCTGTAACGCCAGTCGTTAAAGGAAGGCCAGTACAAGTAGTTAATGTACCTGATGTTGGCGTACCTAATATTGGAGTTACTAAAGTTGGGCTAGTTGCAAAAACAGCAGCGCCTGTGCCTGTTTCATCCGTTAAAGCAGAACGTAAATTAGCAGATGAAGGTGTTGTTAAAAACGTAGCTACGTTAGCACCTAAACCTGATACGCCTGTTGAAACAGGTAAGCCTGTACAATTAGTTAAAGTACCTGATTGTGGTGTACCTAAAATAGGCGTGACTAATGTAGAGCTAGTAAATAAATTATCAATAGATAGTTGTTTAGTTGTACTTGTTGTATTTTGTACTATAGGTAATACGTCTGCACCGGCTTGCGAGGTTGCGACGGGTAATGCTGAAATGGCTATGTTTGACATATTTTATTTCCTTTTAATAGTTGCCTGCAAAAATGTTAAATCGTTGACGAGTACCAACAATACTGTACGGTAATGACATAATATCATCAGGATTATTGATTCGTTTTAAGTTACGCTTAGAAGTCATAGCGATACGTTGTACTGTAGGTGAAGGTTCAACACCAAATTCAGCAGCAATTTCACAAGCTAAATTATATTTAAACGCACGTAAATATCCTGGTGGAAAAGCTAAATTAGTTGCTAAGGTTGCAGGTTTAGTTAATTCTTCTACAGATACAAAATGCCATTCTAGCACTTTTGTAGGTTTTGGATAAATATACATTTCCACGTCAGGGTATGTCATATTGACCCAAATAACTTGAGGATATGTACTTGTAACTGTTTTAACAGCAATACCATTATATTGTTGTTGATTAATAAATTTAATACCAAAAGAAATCCCGCTTGACGGATCTCTAAAATAAGATGAATCTTCTAATAGTACAGGACGATTACCTACAAAATCACCGGTAGGGCCTAATGTTCTAGTTAATTCATTTGGTGGCCAATTAAACACTTGGTCTTGTGTAGAGAACACTGATAGACGTTCAGTATTCCATGAATCAATTAATTGATTTAATGCAGTAAGCGCATCTTGTGAAGTGGCAGCAGAAGGTACTTCGCCTTCAGCAAGCATACCTATTAAGCGTAGAGCGCCATTAATTTGATCTGCAGCTGTAGTTGCCATGAGCTTATTCCTTTAATTATTTCTTATACGTTTAGATTCTAGCCCATTAATAGGCGCCGCTTTTTGTGTTTCTTTTGGCGTATCTGGATTATATACTATCCAGCCATTTTTTTCATCTTCTTCAGCTTCAATATCCATAGTAGCAACTTTAGTGCCATGGATAGGATGTCTTAAATATATATTAGGCATAGTTTAATAAAGAGGGGCCGAAGCCCCTTTTTAATTGTTAAGGCAGTAAACCGTAAACTTTTAACTTAGTTTCAAGTTGAGTTACGCGTGTTTGTAAATTTGCAATAACAGCTAAAACTGAATTACCTTCATCTTTTGTAACAAAACCAAAAGCTGAAGCATTAATTAAGTCTTGAATTGCAAAGTCAGCAGTGCCTGGTGCAGTTGACGTAATTGTAGTCAAAGCCGCAGTGTTAGCTGCAACTTGAGGTACAAACGTCGCTCCATCTAATAATGGATCTGCATAAGCAACGCCAATAGGTTTGGTATTGTTTGGCATGATATTTTCCTTTTAAAAAATCCCCCTAAAAAAAGGGGGATGTATTACATTAAGCTATACGATACAAAGTCCAAGTACCTGCGCCTGTTTTACGAGCGCGGAATTGAGCCGAAGTATTTTCAAGAACAACAGCATTACCTGCAATAGTCCAACCTGTACCAGTTGCAATTGTTACTTGGAAAGATAGGTCAAGATTAGTTACTGCAAAATCAAACGCAGCGTTAATCTTTTCTGCACTGCTAACGTCAGCTTCAAGCAAAGCTACGGTTGGCAAAGTTGCTGTAATGTCAGCCGCAGAATCTACTGTAAATAAACCATTAGATAACTGAGCAGCAGTTACTGTTACATCTGCCGATAAAAGCGTTGGAGCGCCTTGTACAAACAATACCGCTTCACCGACGTTACCGTCGTTAATTTGATAACCGCCAGAGCCATTTGGGAGAGCCATGATAATTTCCTTTTCAATATTAATTTAAAAAACCCCCACCGAAATGGGGGTTACTTAGACTAGCCCCAGATACGAGCAGCCATTTGTGGACGAACAGTGCTAAAGCCATATAGAACGTCAATACGGCAAGGTAATCTGTCGTTGTTGATGTCATATTGACGAACAACACGTAGAGAAATACCGTTGTGTACTTGACGTGAGGCCATATCTACACCTTGTGGTAATAACAAGTCAGCTGTCGCAAAAGTGATAGCATCTTTGTGATAAACCAAGTTTTGAGCGTATTGCGTAGAAGCTGCACCGAGGAATGTAATTGCTGCACCATCTTGTGGGAACGCATTAATAGTTGCTAAAGCATTATTAGGCGTATACATAGCTGGTGAAACTTTAATACTAGTCCAAGCACCGCCAGCAGCAGTATTAGCTTCAGTTACTGTGAATTGTTGTAATGAACCTGTTGATTCACGTGTTTGTGGGTTAACAGCAAATACGTTAGCAACGGTAAATACATCACCTACAGTTACTGTAGCTGAACCTGTACCACCGTCAATACTAATAGTAGATTGGCCTTCTGTAGAGATAGTGCCATTTACTAAAATAGTATCGCTAGTAGAACGAGTACCAGTTGTGTGTTGTTTAATAGATTGTGACATATTAACTTCATCAAAACCTAATACGCCAGTACCCATTAAACCGTTTTTAAACTGTTTAGAGATAGTGTCGGTTGGATTGAAAAGACCTTTCATGCCTTCTACTAAGCCAGCGTTAGCAGCTGGGTTAACAGTTGCATATCTTGGAGCCATTACAGCAGCGCCTTCATTTAGTTTTTGTTGTGCTTGTAATAAAACTAATGAAGTTGAAGGTGTAGTTCCAGGAGTGCCTACTGAGTTATAGATTGCTTTGTATGCGTTAGCAACGTCAGCATCAACGCTAGAAGCTAATTGTGAGATACGTGGTTTTAGTACACGTTCTGCAAAATCATCTAATTGCATTGTTAATTCAGCTGAAGTGAAGTTAACACCAATATGTTTTTGTGATGCAACAGACAATGTTGTAAATTGTTCGTTGTCATCTTGTACTTGTAATGCAGCACCGTCAGTTACTAATGCGCGATCTGGTAAACGGATACGCAATGTAGAACCGATCTTAGCGCCTTCTACGGCAAAAGAATCATCGTATTGACGATTCACGTTACGTGTGATCACAAGGTTATTTTCTAAAATTTCTAGAGCTTTACGTGTGATCATATCAATGGTTAAAATTGAGTTTGACATGATTTTTCCTTAAAAATTAGCGGTTTCTTTTTGCTTCCCACGCTTTTGCTTGTCTAGCTCTATCTGCAGCAATCCATTCTGACGTAGACATTGTTTTTGTCGATCTAGGATCGGTTGTGTCATACGCTGGTGAATTGCTACCTTTAGCCGTGACAGGCGAAATAGGTGCAGGAGCGCTCGTTGTTTTTTTCGTCATTGGTTCTGAAGCTATTTTTGCTTCAAGTCGACCAATTTCTTTTGCTTGTAAGATAGGCGATAATTTGGAAATACGTTCGGCTTCTTTTGGATTGACACCTAAGTAATATGCTACATCAGGGCCAATATCGGAAGCTTGGATCGATTCAGCCATCACGGTAGTAATAGGAAGCTTAGGATTATATGCGACTTGTTCAAAGTCATCATACTTAGCACGGGCTTCTTCTTCTTTATCTTGATAGGCTTCTAAAAGTTCGTACTGTTCCTTTTGATGCTCACGTTGCTCAATCAATTGTTCAGCTTTTGTAGTCGCTAAAGCTTCTGCATAGGCTTCTATAGAATCATATTGATCAGGCAATGGAGTTTCTTTAGGCGCTTCAGGTTTAATAGCCTGAATAGCACGTTCTCTTTCCCATTTACGCTGTTCTCTCGCAAGTCTTTTACCAATGGCAGCATCTAGTTCTTCTTGTGTGAATACTTTAGATTCTGTTTTGGGTTCTTCCGACACTTCTACAGCTACTGCATCAGGTTCGGAAGCTGTCGTAACTTCCTGCTCTGGCGCGGGTACTTCCGCTAATACTTCTTGGATATCATCCATTTTTGTTTCCTTAGAAACCCTGGTGGTCTGCACCAGTACAGTTTTAATTTTTAATAGTAATAGCTAATGTTTATTTTAGCACTAGCTGATTGTTCAATAAATTTAATTTTATTTAAGTCACCATCATATTGTAAAGGGACACCAATTGCAAGTGGCATTCCTACAGATGCTGTAGGTGCGGTGTTATCATCGCGCCAACGTACAGGAGCGCCTTCAGCAACTATAAGTGCAAATACAGGCTTACCATTTAATCCGTCTGGCGTTCTAGCAGGAATAGTTAATCCTGATGCGCTGCTTAGACTTGTAATTTGCTGATACCCAAAACAGGTAGTTACAGCTTTAATGTTCATTGTCATTTAAAATCTCCTAGGTTGGGTAAATGATCTTATAGTATACGTGTATTCTGCGCCGCCGACAACTGGTGAAAGTCCAAAATTCCATCCATCTACATTACCTGCATCAATATTGTTTTCGTCTACATATGCGTTCCATGTTGCACCGCCAGTTGCGTTGTTGTCTTTGATTGAAACACAAGTTACGTTAATGGTGCCGCTGCTATCACTTAAGGTTGCCTGCGATCCAGGAACACTACTATTTAGTGTAATAAGATTATTTGCCGTGCCAGATATGCCAAACGCACTTACGGTCTGTGTGGTGCTTGCCGTCAGCGTAATCGTAGCTGGCTGCACTGTGTTAGTAATATTGGCAAATGTGTTGCTCTGCTGAATAGTTAAGGCGCCAGCACCACCTTGGTTAAGTGTTGGCCATACTTTTGCGCCGCCCGCAAAGGTCTTAGCGCTAGCGCTAGACATATTGATCGTGCCAGTAGATGCGCTAACAGTCAGATTAGCAACATTGGTGTTGGCGTTCCAAGCAGTTCCACTTCCGGCGACAGTCCATGTTCCGCTGCCTAGCGTAAGTGTTTTGGTTCCTGACCCAAGCGCAAAACTTCCTATATTAACATTTTGTCCGTTTGCGTTTAGCGTTCCAGCACGCAAAGTGGTCGACACCGTTGATACAACGTTAAAAGCATCTATAAAACGCCACGAGCCGTTTGTTCCAAAAAACAATACCGCTTGAGGTGTAGTTTTTCCGTTGCAAGTAATATCCCGCACCGTAGCATTTGTAGACCCAAATTGCAGCACGTTTACGGCATCTGCGGTTAAACTCATTGTTGGCGACAGCGTATAATCACCATAAACATATTTTCCTCCAGTATTCAACGTCCCTGAAAATCCGGTAAAATCTACCGTTCTTGCCGAAAAAAAGTAAAACGTGTCAGATCCTGCCGTCACATATATTGAAGGCGAATTTAACTCCGTAGAGCCTGACGATGTTCCATGATTAAAGTTTCTGTTTCCTGATATTGCATTTGCAACAGCATAAACTTTCGGATCCCCGGTAAAAGAAAAATTTGTGGCGTTATTAACTTGCCATATATTAACTGCGCTAGCGGTCAATTCAATATTCCCAGTTCCAAAATCTATTGATCTAGTATTTGTGTTATTTGACGCAAAAATTGCGCACGTTAATTTATAAGTGCTTAGTGATATCGTTCCCCTAGTAAGGGTAAAGGTGTTAGTTGTCGTCAAGTTTGCCCCTAGCGCAAGAAGCAATGTTGCGCTATCAACAGTAATGGCTGTTGACACAGATTCATTTGACGTGGTTACAGTTCCACTACCTGAGTTTGAATCAAAAATTGCAGTGTCACTTAAGGTTGGAACTGATGCGCCGCCAGCGCCGCCAGATGTAGTAGACCAAAATGCAGAACTTGCATTATCCCACGTTCCTGTTCCACCTACCCAAAATCTATTTGCCATTACATTGCCCCAAGAATGAACATAGAGAGTTCTTCATATCGAACGCCGTATCGATTCCCAGCATCTATACCTGGCACCAATACGTTGCCTTCGTCGTCAAGCTGTGCTGGTTGTGTTTTCCATTCGTCATAGCAAAACAAGCCATAATCATGCGCATCAAGGCCTTCGCTTGCGAATGCAGCCTCAAGTTCTTGGGCCAAAATTCCAATATGAACACGTTTTCCGTCTTTAAAACGATACGATTTGATAAGGCTTTTGCATTTTAAGGCTACGTTACGCTCTGCTAGTTTTAA